GCGTCACCAGTTAGGTCAGCGCTCGAAAGTGTTAATGTTGCAGTTGTTGTTGCCATAATTAATAGTTATTTATATGCAAATATACTTATTATTTCTTTGTCTTTTTCTTGACCTTATATCTAGACACTCTTCCTTTTGTTCGTTTTTCTTTTGCAGCTCTAGCCTTTTCTGAAGGACTTAACTCAGACCATGTTGAAGGTGTTTTTTTTGACACACGAACTGTAGGTCTAAAAGTTCTATCCTTGCCTTTATATTTTTTCTTTCCTCTAGGTGTTCTCCATTTTTCTTTAAACCATCTTTTTAACGCAAGGCCTTTTTTTGTTTTGCGTACAGCCATTACTTTTTGCTTTTATTGCCCCAATTAGCAGCACCTACTTTTCTACATTTAGCTAAAGCACCAGATGCATAAGCAGAAGGCCATACTTTATATCTAGCTTTTACTTTGTGATAACACGCATCTTTTGTGCTACCACCTTTCTTCATAATATTATTTTTTTTAAGAGGCCTTGGCATTATCCTTTAGGGTGATTTGCTGTTTTAAATTTTGCTTTTTTTATAGCTCCAGGATGAGGCTTATAACTACCTTTCATAAGGTAGTATCTTCCTTGTTCCTCCATCCAGTGATAACCTTGTGGAGGATCTACAGACACAGTTTTACTGCTTATAGAAAGTTTACCTCCTTTTTTATATTTTACAACTTTAGCCATGTTAAGATCCTACGGATATTGTTTTATAAAAAACTTCATCAATATCTTTTATAGGGTTAATAAAGTTCACTCTACAATGTCTGTTTATATTTTCTCTAACTGTTTTACTATTTGTAACACACATATTAGATGATTGATAAAAAGAATTTTTTTCTAAAAGAGAATCTATTCTTTTTTTAGTTGTTTTATTTGTTGAGTAAGACATAATTCAAATATACTAATTAATCTACGCTATTCATTTTACCAACGTTAGCTGTAGCTACTGTATTTATTTTTCCTATACTAGCTGCAGCCACGCCGATTACATCGTGTGTATATCCAGTCGCCGCCGCTGTGTAATCTACCGTTACATAGAGTTCAAAAATTCTAACTTGAGTGCCGTCAGTAGTAGTTACTGAAAGCCTCATGTCATCTACATCGCTAGCAGAAACACTACCCCCAAAGTTTATAGAATTAGCATTAATAGTTGTAGCAGAGGAGTTTGTTGTAACAAAAACTGAATCACTAATATTTCCAAAAGTTGTTACTGATGAAGCGTCACCTATTTTTACTTCAAAGCTAGCATCAGCTCCTCTCCCCCCATGTTTTTGAAATATTGCTGTGACAACGAAGTTATTAAACGTAGCTCCACTTAATCCGCTTGTGTCATCTAAATGAACTATAAAACTTTGGTTTTGAGTAGAATTATTTACATACGTAGAATTGTCAGAATCGTTTATTTTCGCAACATCAAATGATCCAGAAGTTGCTGAGTCATCCCAGTTACCTGAACTAATTTCCGATGAAGGTCTTAATACTACTGTTGGCATTACGCTGTTACTTCAACAAACGTTCCGTCTGGGTTAAACCAAATATTTCCAGCTGAGTTATGATAAATTTGATACCCTACAACACGAACACAATCACCATTTGCAGAAGGAGCTGTAGCTGTAGCGTTTCCAGGCGTTCCAGCGTTGTCGGATTGAACATACAAGACATCTCCCATGGTCCCAGGATCGTGGTCTAAAGTCACCATACCTCTTAAAAGCATCCCATTTGTATCTGATGCCGCACCTAAAGCAATCGCTAATAACCCATCACATGTAGAAGCATCATCTGCATTTGCTAATTCCCATGTGCCATCAGATTTATAATGATATATTTTGCCAAGAGTCATTGAAGTAGTTGAGCCAAAATAAACCACATCACCTTCATGCTCTCCGTCTGTATTTCCAGTGGGAGAGAATCTACGGTTAAAATTAGAATCACCGTTTGTGTCTACTGTTAAAGCTGGAACATCATTTTGACCTATAATAACATTGTGATCCCCAACAGAGTTTATAACAACGTCTCCGTCGGCTGATCCAACTACAAAGTCATCAGCGGTATTGGATAAGCCTATTTCTAACGAATTTTCATCATTACGCATGAGTACGTAGGGTTGAATATCTGTTGTAGCATCACCAATAGCAAGACGGTTGTTTGCAAAAGAAAAGTTAGCATTTGATGTTAAAGCGCCAGTCCCATTTCCCGTCAATATTGTATTTGTTGCGACTGTTGTTAATCCAGTACCACCTTTAGCTACCGTCACCGTATCAGATAAAGTAGACCCTGCGGCTGTAACAGTTATTGCAGCAGAACCGTCAAAATCAACCCCATTAATAGCTCTAGCTGTTGCCAAAGCAGTAGCTGTGCCAGCATTACCTGTAGTATTTAAGTCTGAAGCCACAACAAAATCCATGTTACCGCTAGCATCATCATACGTAACTGCAATGTTGGTTTTAGTTCCACCAGTAGCAACTAAAGGCCCTGCAATATCTTGAACCTCTTCTGTAGATAGTTGAGTATTGTCATTAGCTGTCATATCATCAACAACCACATTTATTTTACCAGCCCCATCTCCTCCATCAACATATGTAGCTGTAACTCTAGTTTCAGTATTAGAGCTAAACATGCCGCCAACAATATCTTGAACTTCTTCAGTAGATAATTGAGTGTTAGTATCTGTATCTGATACAGTATTTGTAAGAGTAATTTTATCACCACTTCTAGCTATACTTAATCCAGTACCAGCTTCAAGTACAACGTCATCTGTAGATGAGTCGCTACCTGTTAGTCTTATTTTTTCTTCGTCAGAATTATCTCCATCTACACAAGAAATACCGTATGACGAGCCTGCAGGCCCTGTAGCTCCTGTAGCTCCTGTAGCTCCTGTAATACCTGTAGATCCTTTTGGGCCTTTTTCTGTAACAACTATATTAGATATAGCTGGAGTAGATACGCTTATACTAGTTGATGATTGAGTTAAGCTTATCGTATTACTACCAGATACTGAAACGTCTACAGTATTTCCCTGAGAAGTTGTTGTGCTTACGCTCATTACTTTTTATTTGTCTTAGTTACATCTTCATTAATAACAAAGGAACCACGAAGAACAGTAGTGTGAGTGTCAACACCAGAAGCTGTAGGTAAAATATATTGAAGATCATATACATGTCTTCCTGAAGGCACGTTTCTCATAGTAGCTGCTGTAGCTGTAATAGTAACATTTCCGCTATCGTCAACAACAAAGGCTTCAAAATAAGCACCACCTGGAAGCTCTTGAGTGTTTAAATTCTTTCCTTTTAAACCTTTTTCTGTAGTTGCAATTAAAGGATTTGAACCTCTTTTATTAGATGGCCAAACCTGCATAACAAATGCGTAATTTGAGGTAGACAAGGTAAGACCTGTTCCTGAAGAATCCTTTAGGGTAAGTGTAAGAGAAAATGTATCTCCTTGACGACAAGTTATATCTAAAACTTCCGATACGTCTAAATTTACTTTACTAGCCATTTTTCATATTCATTAACATTGTTCTCATTGGGTTCTCTCCCCCTTGTTGCAATTCAGTTCTATCTCCTTTTCTTTGAGAAATAAGCTTAGACTGTTGAACCGCTTGTTTTTCTACTCTTTCATCTTTTCTATCCTCCTTAAGGACTTCAAGTTTTTCTTTAAACTCATCATCAGTTTCTTTAAAGCCTAATGTAGCTTTAGCTCTAATAGTTTCAATTTCTTTATTAAACTCATGTTTCATAGTAGATAATTGAGCATCTATCTGAGCTTTTAATTGCATTTTTTGTGCCTCCATTTGCGCTTCAGCTTGCATCTTTTGGCCTTCCATTTGCATCTCCATAGCTTTAGTTTGTTGAGCCATTTGAGCTTGCATTTGCTGTTGCTGCATCATCATAGCTTGTTGCTGTTGCATTTTCTTTTTACGTCTAACAATAAGCAACCTTTCAGCTTGATTTACATCTTTAAGTTCTCTAATAGCCATAGCGTCTTCAAGATCTATTTCTTTTTGACCTAAAGATATTTGTATAGCTTGCTCTAAATATGCTTGATCTTTATCATCCATATCTCTTTGAACCTGGACACCAAAATTATACATGGGCAATCTAGAAAAACTAGAAAGAATACTCATGTTGGTATCACCAATAGCGTTCTTGTAAACATCCATAATAACAGATTCTTGCGGCAAAATCTGTAAACACTTAACTATATCGTTACAAACATTCTTGTAAAGAATCATAGAAGCATTTGTAACATCATAAGTAGCATTATTAGAGGCAGCAATAGCTTGCTCTCTAACTCCGACTAAGGCTTCAGACTTTGGTGTACTAGCATCAACAACTTCATTGATTCCTGTAGTATCACGTATCATTCTTAAGTAATGATTATATAGGCCAATAAGCTCATTAATATTTCTAATGCTATTACCTATTTCACGTATTGGTGGGTTTTGAAAACCTCCCTCAGGGTTTTTACTTCTGTAATAAAAAACACCAGTTTGCTCGTATATATCATGCAACTCCAATGGCTGCAATTCACCACCTTTTCCTAGCTGTACATTTTCTAACCCTTCAATATCGATAATAAGACCATCAGGCTTTGCTTTAGCAATAGCTTGTTGAATCTTTAAGTGAGTTAATTGTAACATATCAGCAAAACCTATACAGCTGTTAACCATAGATTTTGGCATCATATCTGTAAGATTAGTAGCAACAACAGAATACGAAAGCCTTGCCTTGCTTATATCATGTATATTTTTAGGCACATTATGCATTCTTCCATACCCAAATAAATAGTCTGTACCTATAATAAAGTAACCTTTATATACATTTACAATTTCCATTTTATGCGGCTTTCTTTCGAAAACGCTTCCAGCTTTTTCTTTATAATCAAACCCTTCATAAAAAAAGTTCCTGTTGCCAAACCGATTTTCTTTTTCTTCAAAATGCATACAATCAGTTGACAAAAACTCAAACTCTAATACTTCAACAGAATACTCATCGTAATCATAAATATTTCTACCAAGCTTATCATCATAAGTAAAACTTCCGCTGGTTTTACCAGATGTTTTTTTAGCTATCTTTTTAAAGTCTTCTTCTTCAAGCTCACCACTAGCTATTCTTTTTAATTCTTGGATAGGCATAGTTCTTACATGACCACCATAAGTAATGTCTTCAAAACTAGGATCATTTGTTTCGCTATGAATAAAATCTTTAGGCTCTACATAATGTGTTTTAATTCCATAGTTAGGATCATTTGATCTTTTAACTACAGCTATACCATTTGTTGCTAAATCATTTACACACCTTCTAAATACATTATCATCAAAATTATTCCAAGACAATGTCATGTCTGTAGCAATCTGAGCTGCTATTTCAGCATCACTTTTTACATTCTCTCCAATAAATATTTCTGCTTCAGCTTCGTTATCTGGAATAGATTCAGGATCCATACCTATAGTAGCTCCTGTTTTTTCTTTAAATTCCATAAGTTGCTTTTTTAAAGCTACTTGAATTTCTATTCTTTTTTTATCTCTATTTTTTTCTGAAGAAGATAAAGGATCTACTGCTTCTAAATTGGGATAAAGATTTCTGCCTAATATTTTATTTACTACAATTCGAACAAATTTTGGTAAAATAGGGACAGGAGTGTAATCAAGATTCATTAAACTACCATCTCCAGAATTAGGATCTTGATTGTTTAATAGTCTTTTGTAAATTGAAGTATCTTGAACACCATTAGCGTATTCTTTATTTCTTTTAAATAATGTATATCTATTTGAAAATAAAGATGAACTATCAGATCTTTTCCCCCACTGAGATTCAATAGCCTTAGCATATCTTAGGCCATACTCCTTACTCTCTTTTTCTTCTTGAGAAGCAAGTGGATCTGGAAAATTTTTTTTACCGCTATATTGTTTCATTAAGGTGAGAGTATATATTGCAAATATAGGAAATTAGCCAGAGACTTTGTATCGCCTAAAAAATTTCCTTTCATCAAAGTTACTGACTTTTTTCTTTTTAACTTTTTGAGCTGCAAGTAAAGCTAAACCAGAACTAATAGTAAGGTCAAATTTAGTTCTATTGTCTATTTTATAACCTATCCAGTCTTCAAGAGTATTATTGAAATACATATTTCCAACTTTATTAGCTTCATGATTGATTCCAACATGATCATGTATGTAAGATTCTATAGCATGAGCATGAGCTTGAATTATGTCTTGAGAGTTTGAAGGGATACCTTTTGTTTTCACTTTAACCCTGGCTGTACCAGTTTTTAAATGTTTAGGTCTGTCTAACAAATAGCCATCATAACCTCTTGATTCAAAGTATCTTGCAATACCGTACTTATTGTTCTCAATTAATATAGGGTAGCCATAGAAAACAGCTGCCATCAAAACATCTTCATAAAATATTTTAGCAAGTGGTGGTCTAGATGCATACTCTAATACAAACATATTAGATGGATGTTCCATATGAAATTTATTATATAAATGCAAAGCACCTTTAGACCCTCTACCATCTACAGTAGCGTCTAAATCATATGAGTCGACACCGCCACAACCTACATCTGAATTAGGCGCTATTTTTTTACCACTTACCAGAAGTTTTTTATTTCTAAATTCAACAGGAGGCATCCAAGATATTTTAAATCTACCATTTGGATCTGGAGTAAATATAACTTCTGTATCTTTTTGCCCACCTTTCCATATAAAATTACCCGTAACTACTGGATTTGGGAAAAGTTCATCATTGTGTTCTATTTGCTCATATATTTTTCCAATATTAAATACACTACCTTCTATACTGTCTCTAAAAGCCTCATCTGAAGTAAATGGGAATTGACGTATAACTTCATTCATTTCAGAAGCGTTATTCTTTAAAGAAGATCTTTCATTTTTTAAATACGTTCTAGAACCCATAGTTATCTCTTCTCCATCTATGCCTTCTACTGCTTCTTCTGGATCTTGAGTAATAGGATTGCCATACAAATCAAAGAATCCTTCAAGAGAATTTTCTGCTGAGATAAACAATCTATATAAACCTGTTTTAGTCCTCCCATTCTTGTTCCTCTCTAAAGGATTCGAATCCTCCCATAAACTCTTGTACTCTTTTCCTCCTTTTCCCATTGGATTTACTGTGCTTCCTACTAGAGCTTTTCCTATGATTTTTCGCCCTACGATCAAACAAGTCCTCTGTATCCTCCAAGCGTCTCTTATGTCTGTTGGTTTTTCCCATTTTCCTGCTTCGTCTAAATATAATATGTGTAATTTCTCACCATCGTATGCATTATTAGTTGTGTTTTTCCAATTAATTACAGTGTTAAGAGCTTCACCTGTTTGAGCTGTTTTATTTTTTTTAGTAATACGTTTTGAAGGTTCTCTAAAAGCTAATTCCATACGAGGGTTAGTTGTTCCATCTTGTATAGGTTTAAAGAAAAAAGGATAGTTTCTAAACATAAAAACCACCTTCTTCATAAAAATGTTTTCTTGGGCGTCTTTACCTGTTTTTGACTGTATCCCCATAAGCTTATCTTTAACTTGTGTAGCTTCATCAACAAGTACAGCAGAACATATATTGGTGTAGCCAGAACGACGACACTTAGTATAAAGCTGACCAATACAACGAGTATCAGTCTCGCAAGCAGCCATATGTAAAAATATCTCACGTTGAAAATTTAAATAATATGGATAGCCAATATCTAGCTTAGTCCATTGTAGCATCATATAATGCCGCCCCGTAATATATGTAGCTGCACCGTTGTTATAAAACCAAAAACCCTCACGCCTACGCCGAAACTCTTCTTCGATATATGGACGAAACTTTTCTCTAAACTCTCTTGGCATTTCCGCCCACTCATCCATAGAACGAATACGAAACAATTCTTTCGGCATAGATATCCTTCTCCACATTTGCACAGAGTCTGATTCTTTATATCCGAAAATTTCTTTCTTAGGCGGCCTTTTTGGAAGACAAATGAGTAACCCACCGAGTTCAATAATTTCACCTTCCGTACCGTTGGGACAAATTTTGACAGCAGGTTCTTCATAGTCTTTTACGTCTAATAAGACACTCATTAATAGCTACTACCGTTACGGTTCATTCTACCTAAAGAAGGAAATCCTGTTTTAGGGTGTGCTAGCTCCATGGTTTTACCGCAAGGACATTGAGCGGAACTTACTATTTTCCCGTCTTTCACCGATATTGTCACCTTACTTATCTCTTCTTCGCGATCCGAACAACTACATTTATACTTCGCCATCTTATTAAAATTTTGCTTTAACGTAACCCCACTTATGTTTATATGGAGACATATACTTTGGGGTTGGACCATCACAACACCATTCTCCTGCACCTCCCCAGGGATCTATACACCAACATTGATTATACTTACGTGCTTGAGATCGTCTGTGTTTATTTTGCACAGAACATGACGCTAATAATATAGCCGCCATGAGGATAAGAAAATATTTCATTATATATAATTTTATTTACGTTTAGAACCTTTTAGTCTAGACCTTTCTTTTCTACCTCTATTTTTAGATTTAGATTCTATTTTAATTTTATTCCCTTTATGATGAATATCTTTTCCATCACCTTTTCTTACTTTACCCTTTTTGACAGCATACCTTCTCCTTTTATTTCTTGCAGCACGATTTTTTTTCTCCTTAATAGAAGATTGAAATTTTTTATACTCCTTCTTGTAATTTCTTTTCTTTTTTAAAGCTCTCATAACTCTTGCAAGTTACTATTATTATTCCTTCTATTATATGTAACTATCCTATGACAATTAGAACATCTTACTTCACATTTATCTATTTCTTTTTGTATACTTTTTATACTGTAAGATTCATAAACCATATCAGAAACACATCTATGCTTATTGTCTTCTATATGATCAAAATCTAAAACAAGATGGTTTGATTCTCCACAATCAATACAACTTGATTCTTTTTTTATATTTTCTACATAAAGCCTGTTTTTATTTCTTTGCTTAATATTTCTCTCTTTAGACCTTTTTATAATCTTTTCTTTATTAGCTTCATAATGACGTTTTGATGCAGCTGCTTGTTTTTTAAGGTCTTTGTATCCCATTACTTAGAGAATCTTTCAGCAAACCCCCCAGTATAGTCTTGTGTACTTCCTATTTCTCCGCTTGTTTTTAAATCCTTTACCATCTGATCTAATCTTTGTCTTTCTATAATAAGCTCTTTACAATCAGTAGCAGTTTGTTTAATAGATTGAAGTTCAGCCTTTCTTGCACTACCATTAATCTCTGGATCAACAGGCTTCTTAATCTCTTCTATCATATTATCTATAGCTTCCTCCATACTTTTCATAAGTCTTTGAGAAGCAGATATAGTAGTAAATTTACTTTTGCTCATCTAAATCATAAATAAAAATCGGGGTTTTTTCACCTACATAAGCTCCACCTATATTGTAGGAAAAATGCTCAATGGCTTCTTCCCACTCCATCCCATCCTCCATAAGGATTTCAATTATTCTATGAACACTATATACTGTTTTAGGTTCTGCTCCATAACTTATACCAACTACAGCTTCATTTAATCCATCAGCTAAAAGGCATTCATTAGTTTCAAGCTCTTCCCATAATTCTACTTTGTCAAACATTTTTATTTAATTTAAAATATACATTAAGTCTTCCGCACGAGTGCGATAATATTCTTTACCATCTATTTTTATACGATAATCTCTATCCCTTCCAAATCCAACAATATCACCTGCAAATACACCTAACTCTTTTAACCAAGGAGTATTAAAAGATACTTTTCCTTTAGAGGGTAATTGTTTTTTTAAAGAAACAATTTCTATAACATCAGACTTAATATCCAAGTCCTCATCAACAGGCTCTAATAAAGCCCATCCTGCTAAAGGTTTTATTTCTCCAGTATCTTTAGATTTGTAAGCTATTGCTTGATTGTTTATTGTATGTTCATCATCATATCGGATTAAATAATGATCGTCTACACCAGTTAAGGCTTGCCCTTTATTAACTACAACAAGATGATGAAAGTATATAGTATCACCTGTTTTTACACCTGTATTATATTTCATAGGTGCACACACTACAGGACCTTCAGTAATTCTGTGTTCAAATTCTCCACCTTCAAATTTAGAATCTACATATAACTCAAAACCACTTTCAGTAGTAATAGTATCTTTAATGATTTTTTTTAACTCAACAATAAATAGATTTAATGTTTTCATTTTTTGTAAGGGAATATTTTATTTAATTGTTCTTGTCTTTTATTACACCCACAATCTTCTGGCGCTAACTTATTTAAACCAGTAGTTTTTGTAAATTTAGCTACTGTGTCTCCAAATCCTTTACTTTTAATTGTTTTCATTAATATCCTCCAGATCCGCTAGAACCTCCAGAACTAGATCGTGTAGATGTTCCGCTGTATATAGATTTAATAGCTGTTTGTTGAGTTCTATCGTCAGAAAGTTTTCGCATAATTTTTTGAACTAAAAGTTCTGCCGTTCTATTTAAAGGAGTCAGTCTCTCGTGATATTCTGTTTTATGGAACCCACCAACCATAGCTCCTCGATTAATGTGAACGTGATACGCACCAATATATTCGGATCCATCTGGCAATTTAAATTCACCTCCAGCAGTATATAGTTCAGTTCTTACCATTTAAAAATTACAATCAAATTCTAACATACAAGGCATATCGTCTACACTTTTCCATAAAGCCTGAGAGCTATCCTTTTCATCTTGTAAATATACTAAATATCTGTTTTTACCGTACCTGTGAAGATGTTTTTCATCACGAACTATTGCGCTAACCTCTCCTTTACCTGCTCTCATACCTACATAATAGGCCATAGCATCTTTGGGGTCTTTCCCAATAATAATTTTTCTAATAATTCCTTCCATTTTATTCTAATTCTATTCCAGTTCCATCTAGCAAATTTCCTAGATCTCTATTATCTAATTCATCCTTATCATCAATGTCATATGTCTGAAATATAAAATCTTGTATTTCTAATAATTCATCAATATCCTGTATGTTGTAACTATACATTGCATTAAGCTTTGATATGTTACCATTTAAAGGATCAACTAATCCTGCAAACATAATGGAAATAAACCTGTCTTCTACATCATACTGCTTTGCTAAAGCCTCTGCTTCAAACATAAGTCTCTGCATATGAAGTAAGAATTCAAAGTCTTTTGTCATAGTTTTGCTTTAATACAAATTTAATACAAATGCCTAAAAGTAAAATATCGAGAAAAATCTTATTTAGAGACTTTGCTAAACAAGATAAGAAATATATTAACAACAACTATCTTAAAAACTTAAAAGTTTTAAAGAGTAAATACTCGGAAAAATTAGAAATGGATTTTTCTAAAATAGAGTTTATGTTATGGGCATATGACTTACAGTTTTTTACTTTAGATTATGCTAGCAAAAGTTTTGAATCGAGCAGATCTAATATAGGTAAAAGATATGTTTATCCATTAGTTAGACACGGATACATATATAAACACTTTGATAAACTAACACCTTCAGACACATATGAAGACCATTTATTTAGAGATGAAACTAAATATAACTATAGAGTAAGATATGCTTTAACGCAGAAAGCTAGGTTACTCGTACAAAGAATATACCGAGAGCTAGATCGTTAAGCAGGCAAGGTCCGATATGTCACATCTTCAGTATACCAATCTCCGTCAGTATCTCTTAACACAACCATTATCTCTGCATGTGTGTACGTTGTCTTCCCATCTAAAAACGATGGTTGATCTCCTCTATACTTAACTAAGGCTTTACTTCCGTCCTTGCTGTAGCGTAACATATTAGCATTGCGATTATCTAGCTGAGAAAAATCTATCACAGAATCTTTATCCGTGATCTCTGTTGTATTTAGTATTACGTATGTAGTATCCATAATTGTTTTATTAAGGTGTATCAGAGCTAAATGTTGGTCCACCAGAAGTTAAACCTGGGAAACCTTTTAGTTTTTCTACTTTCAAACTTCTAACGACCATATCGGCACAGTCATTAAATGAAACGTAAGTGAGGAGTGAGGCGGTGTTACTAGTGGTTACATATCTAACATTAACACCATTTCCAGAAAAAAGCGCTGAGCTTGTACCTCCTATAAAAATTTTACCTGTTACGCCAGATACTATATCAACAGTAGCTTTATATACTGTCAAAGCCTCTACATTACCCCCGTTCCAATTTTGATTTCCATCCGCAGTTACAGTCATTAACCCACCAGAATGAGTAAAGTTTCCTGAGAAACTGTTAACTAGACCACCATTTGCAGCTATTAAATCAGCCTCAAAGCCAGGTGCATGCTGATCGTGAATAACTCCGTTTGGTTTATCATCAAATCTTCCATTCCCCATCTTATAATATGCTTGTAACGCAGAAGAGTTATCGTAACTACCTCCATCGTCAAAAGTTAAGTTAGTCGGTCTACCGCTGTTGTATATAGCTGTTACAGCGGCTCCATCTAATAAAGCGTTCCATATGGCAAAATCACTTATTTTAGAATCTGAAAAAAGCTCGGCTGTTCCGTCATTATTTTTTGCCCCTAAAAAAAGATTAGTAGAGGTAAAAGCAGCATGGTTGGTTCCTGTAAGGCCACCTGTAACGGCAGTTTTCAATACTGCGTTTTGGTAGCAAAGGATTTGAGAAGCGTTGCTACTTCCTCTGTTTTTTACAACAAAAACAAAATGTTGCCACCCCGTCTCACCATCATCTCCGTCGTTATATCCAGTAGACCAAGCATTAGAATCTGCTTCATCATTATTAGATTTGAAGTGAAAAACATAAGTTTGAGAGGAGGTTTGGCTAAACCAGATAGCATCTTCAGTTCCTATCTCTGATCCAAAAACGTATTCGTTTCCAGAAGGATCTTTATCAGCAAAGTTTACCCATATTGAAATACTAAAGTGGCCTTGGAAGACACTATTAAAAGTCTCGCCTAAATCTACATAATCATCGCTGCCATTAAGAATTATACTATATAAAGCCTCTAGTGTTGAACCTGATGATACTGTGTTTACTAATCCTAACATATTACAAAGATAATGGATCTACGACTAACGCTGTAGAGAAGTCTCTATACACTATAGTCACTTCTTCTTCTTTTTCGACGGCTTCCGCGATTTCTTGGTAGACCCTGTAGTACGCATGGGTACTTCTCCCAATGAATCCGTTTTCTTTGATGTTGTTGTTTTCTTGCGAATCACCCAGCAGTAAACATCCCGAAGTGTCCTCATCAGTATTACCACAATGAATAAGAATATATTTAAAATTTGGGACATCACACAC